GGCGAATAAGTTCGCCATTCCACCAATCCGTGAGCTCAAGCTTTGCAATTCCGATCTTGTGGTGTGCAAAGCGTTTGACGGACCAACTCGTCTCAAGAAGAAGGACTTCCAAATCCCGGGCATGCCGCAGAAGCTCGCCATCGTCACGAGGGACGAAGTCGCTATCGGCGACGTTGTCTCAGTGGATGAGCAGGGCCCTACGGGCAAACAGGCTCGGGTTGGCGTGGCCAGCAAGCCTGCTGACTGCGGTGCGAACTACGTGAACACCAACGGGCGGAGTACCGGTTTTCACATGGCGGCAGGAGCGAAGGACAAGGACAATCTCTTCATCCCAGTGGATGAGACGTTCTTGAAGCTCTTCGATGCCCCGCCGGGAAACTAGTGGAGCGGCAGATTGAGGCTGCGGAGAGTTTTCTCCTAGAATCCTCCGATCTGCCGCGGAAACAACCGGGAGGCACTTTATTGCTCCCCTTGTATCCGCTCGCGAATTGTGCGTTGCGGCCGTTGGGGCGGTCGCATTTTGTTCCGAGTCCTCTGTTGTTCGAAGATGGCGCGAGTTACGTTCCTAGTGACATGAGTAGCGCGGCGTTAAAGGCTGGTGTCCTAAAATATATGGAGCCAAAGGTGTACATTCCGGAGAAGTATGTTGAGTTTGGGGAGAGGATTCTTGCCCAGACCTTCGGACCTTACTGGGGTGCTATTCCTAATCCGGTCATGACGTACGAGGAGGCAGTGCAGCTGCTGGACCTCGATAAGAGCGCAGGCTACCCCTACTACTATGGTTGCCAGAATAAAGGTGAGGCACTATTGAAGTTTGGCGGTGAGGTCAAGGATCGTGTTGACGCCATTATGCGAGGAGAGCTGGTGGAATCAGTGTTCTCGCTGACCTTAAAAGACGAGTTGCGATTGCGAGAGAAGGTTGAGCAACACAAAACGCGTGTGTTTGCTGCGTGTGACCTACACCACCTTCTTGCCTCTAGTATGCTGTATGAGAGGCAAAACGTAAGTCTCATGAAAGACGTGGGGAACCATCCGATCACGATAGGTATCTCGGTGCCTGGTCCTGCTTATGTGCGGCTCGTAATGAGCGTAGATGGCGGGTTCGGCGCCGATGGTGGAGGCTGGGATCAGCGTTGTCCGTTGCCGCTCGCAAGAGCGGTGCGAGATGCGCGTCACCGGTTTTTGCCTGATTGGACCAAACGGGCGGGACACAACCTATACGACGCAGTGTATGCGGGTGTGGGTGCTGTTTGTGGCCGGATCTATCGGCTGCTCCATCAAAAGAGCGGTTGGAAGAATACCGGCGCGGACAACAGTGCGATTATGTTCATTTGTATAGTGCTGTCGTTCTGGATCCTGTCCGGAGAGCGGCCTGATTTTCGGTGGGAAAAGGCGGTGCGGTGTTTCTGTAATGGAGATGACGTGCTGCTGAAGTCATACACTGAGTTCGGGATAGTTGAGGTGGCTCGTCAGCTTCTAAAGTGGAACGTTCACTTGGAGTATGTTACAGAGTTGCCCAGCGATTTTCTCAATTTGTCTTTTTTGAGTCATCATGTCAGAATGCGTTGGATTGCAGGCATAGGTGATTTCTTGGTTGCTGGTGGCAACCGGGAAAAGTTGCGTTCCAGTCTGAATTGGGTGAAGCCATGTGCCAATATGAGCTTCGAGGAAAGCGTTGTAGCGCACCTGATCGGACTGCGTATGGCCCTTTGGCCATGGGGTGCGGATTTTGCTGAGATCGATGAAAAGCTGACTGATTATTTGTCAACCGTTACGATCACGCCAAGTATGAAACTGTTGCTGCGAGGGCGCCTTACGGAGCTCGAGATAGCGCGGATTCATTTGCGTTTTGAGGGTCTCCCAGAGGGTTTGTCTTTTTGTCCCGATGGGCTCCACGTGGTGCTTAAAGGCTTAGACCAGCCGCCGCGTGAAGTACAAATTGCGTATCAAGGCGCAAAACGGCCAAGTTTGACATCCAGTACGAATATCAGCACTACGGCATCATCGATGAGCTTAACAGACCAGCAGAAGCACAAGAAGCTGCAGGCCGCGATCAAAGTTCTAGGAGCCGCAGCGAGGGGACCGATACATCCGTCGAGTGTTCGCCAGATCAGCAACATTGTATCGAGTCTCCAGTCCCAAGGCGTGATGACGCCTGGGCGAAATTCTCGACGAGCGGCGACCAGAGTGATCTTGAAGAGCTCTGGCAAGAACTCGATCTCATTGCCGCCACCTGTCCGTCCCAGTCCGAGGATGTACAACCCGGACGACCCGTACCCGAACCGAGGTGGGCGCTCAATGGGCCCTGCCCGGCCGGAGTCGAAGTCCAAAGGTCGAATCCAGGCAATGCGCCCAGAACTGGAGAGGATGCGTCAGGAGGAGTTGCGCGAACTCCAAGCAGAGAATCGCTCCCGGAAGTCTGGAAAGGGCTCCGGCAGCGAGTGGAGCTGGAGTGGCTTCCTGGGGAAAGCTGCGGAGTATGTGCTGCGCCTGGCACCGGCTCTGTTACCTTTGCTGGCGACGGGTCACGCTCCAACGCGAGCGAACGTCGCCGGCAACCCTGGACTGGCGAAGGCTGCTGGCGTGCCGGCCTCGGCAATTTTCGCTGCACAAAATGCGGTGAATTCTGCTGCGCCGGGACAGTCGGTCCCTCTCGCTCAGGCGAGCTCTCTCCGTGCTCACGTGGGACTTTCCAGCGTGAGCACTCGTTCCAATGGTGGCGCCCTCACGACAATGACGATCAAGGGCATGGACTACCTCAGCGTGTATACTGGACTCGGCACGGAGGCTACGGGCGACTTGCTCGTTGCGCTCTCGCTGGATCCGGTCAACGGCGATCTCG